CACCATCCGGAAAGTGCATCTCCCGATCTACGTTCATAAGCTACATGCATTGGTTTTGTATTGGCTACGCCAATTGCTTTTGCTACACCTAACCCATCTGTATGTGCAAACGTTGTATTATTCTTTTTAAGAATCTTCTCAAGATATTCTAGGCTTTGATCTGCTTGTTGGTCTGCCCCCTTAGTAAACGTCTGAGAGTCACGATTTGGCGGGGCGATAAAGCCATCATTTTGTTCTGTTTCTAACTGGCTTGATAATTCAGTTAATTGGGAAATAGCTTTAGCCGCGCCCTTCTCGGCGCTGGTTTGTATATCAGCACTTTCACCGGATGTTGAAAGCAATGCATTCCGGACTAATTCGTTACCACCTTGGCCATAAATCGGTAACGCCCACAACCCGGTTTGGTTAATCGCCTTGACTAGCCGTTCTATAATATCAGCAATTGCTTTAGTAACTGTACGTAATCTATCTGCTTTCTCTTGTAAAAACCTGGCGAATTCCTTGATCGCATTTTCAGCGGTATCAAAGACATCTAGCGAATCTATAAATTCCAGCATGATATTGATGAAATCTCGGAATGGTCCCCATTGTTTGAATGAACTTGAATACCACCTGGGAGTTCCAAACTTAGATAGCGCTAGATTCTCTTCTGATTTTCTAATAGGTATAGGGTCGCGGTATGCATTAAAGTCAAATAGTTTCTTTACTGAATCCCACCAATCCATAAATTCTTGAAAAGAAGGATAAGCTAGGACAATTGCTATTGCTCCGACATAAGCATCATTCGAGAACGCCGGACGTTGTAACCAATCCTGTGCTACTGGGTTTGTCGGGTCCTTCTTCGCAATCTTTATTGCTTTCTGCATCTCCTTGTAGTTCGGGATTGATCCTGCTACATCCTGAACCCACTGATCGAATGTCCTTTGCTTGGCTTCCAATTGCGGAATGTGATAAAGAAAATAGAATCCTGTCGAGGCCAAATCCAGTAGCAGATTCTTTATCGAGTCTATCAGTGTTTTCAATGCTGTTGCTAAGACGTTCGTTAATCCGACTAATAAGTTCCCTATAATGTCCAGGATGTTCGATAGCGTATCTAGTACAGAGCTTATCAAGCTCACTACGGTAAGAATCTGCGATGCTATCTGCTCCGTCCCGGCTGGTATAAGATTGCCCGGGGTAAAAGGAATCCAAGCTGCCATCATTCACCTCTTCTATTTGAGATTGCCTATTCATTAAAGCTGCTTGAGTTGCAATAACAGCAACACCCTTAGCATCCATCTTCTTATCAACATCTTCATAAAGGCAACTTATTGCTTTACCAAGAATAGACAAATATTGAAATGCTCTTATGTTTTCTACTTTTACTATTTGATTTGTAAATACATTTATCCCCTGTTCCTCAACTTCCGGGGGAACAAATATTGATATTTGTTTTATTTCGTCTATAATCATGCTACAAAAGCCGTGGTTGATAATACAGTTGGTGACATTAATACTACTGGAGGCGATCCCGGCGCAGCATGGGTATGCGCATTATATAATGCATAAAATTGAAGTCCTTTAATTACTGGTTCCGTAGCGCCCCTTCCTAACTGTATAAGACCACCTTCTAGTTGAATCGTAGCAGCATCTATAAGTATATTTACAGCAGCTTTAAGGATTAATTTAGCCATAGAATGTAATGTAGTACTAGTACCCTTCCCATCTAGTATCAATCCAGAACCAATTTTAGGTTCATTAGGCCAACCCTGTTGTTGTTCTGGGTTAGGGGTTGGACCTGAATATAACTTGAGTGTTGGAGTAGGCGCACAGGATAATTGGATTGTATTTCCCATTGCTTTGCCAGAAGGATCAGCTTCTAATATAGTCAACTTACCATTTAATACTTGTTCATAAAGCGCATCGTCTGTTGGTTTACCCGTCGCATTAGCAACTAGAAGTTTACAAGCTTCTAATACAGTCTTTGTTTCAGAATCAGTTACCTTGACAGATCGACTCCCGCCTACAGTTTCTTTGCTGCTGCCCTGGCAAGTAGTAGAGATAGCACCGCCGCTATTAATAGAAAATCCCCCATTTGTAGACCAGTCAATCCCACTAATTTTAAGATTAAGTCTGCCACCTATTTCTACCTTCGTATCGCCTTTGATTGTAGTAGTAGAATCCCCATCAATAGCAGTATTACTATTCCCTCCAACATATTCCACACCGCTACCGAAAGTCTCAGTAGTCTTACTGCCCACATTTTGTTCTACCCTACTACCAGTTGCGCTTTCTAAAACCGACCCATCATCTAGTATCTCGATAAAAGCCCCAGAAGCATGTTTTATTTGAATCCTGCGACTGTCTAAGGTATCATCAAGTTCTATTACATGCCCTTGCGGAGTTTTCCATATATATACTTCGCCGTATTCCCCTTTGAACTGTGACTTAGGAAGTGATCCAATCCCCTTCTGTCCTAAATCCTCATCTCCCGGCAATCCCCGAGAATGCTTTGGCGCTTCTCTTTTGCTATATGGTCCGGGAAACCAAATAGGCATTCTTAAATCGCCATTCTCAAACATAAGCCAAACTTTATCACCTGGTTTGGGTAAGTTCGTTATGTATTGAGAAGGCCACGCCCAATCTGTTACTGTTTCATGGTCGCCATTGATAAAAGGACAAGTTGCTTTTACCCGGAATAGTTCTTCTGGGTCATCAACTTCTTTAACACGTCCAATATAGATTCCAGGATAAAGTTGTACTTTCTCATTTAATTCCGGTTCTAGGTGTTCATCATACATCATTCGTCATAACTCTGATCTTCAAGATGAGGTTTATCACTTTGATTCTGTATTTCTGTTATTGCTGCTTTTGCAGCCTCTACCTTTTCCAGTATACTTGCCTTTAGATTAAATGTAGTATTTCCGAGTTTGTCTAATGAGACTGACTGCAACAATTCACCGTCTTCCATGCCCGTCGCTACTATCTTCCCATTAACGGCAGCATCAACAACAGTAGTTTTTGCAACATCAGGACACTTAATCTTATTCCCGCCAAGATAAGCCTTGTCAAGATAGAGTATTAGTTCAGGAGCTTTTGATTGACTCATGCTAATAGATCGTCCACCAATCTTATAAAGACCACTCATCCTAGTGCCTAATCCTTGGCAACTTATACGTAATCCGCATAACAGAAGAGGATCGGCAAAAGAACAAGTACAAGTAGCATCATATTGATGTTGCTTTGCCTTACTCAAACCAGCCGCTTTCAATTGTGCGTCAATAGCGTCTTTAGCAGAAATCTTAGATGGTGTTTCAGCAGGCTTCTCATCGGCTTTCTTTTCTGGTAATTCCCGTGTAATTAAGTATGCTTCACCTCTTTCATCTAAGAAAAATCTTTGTTCTGTTTTAGGTTCTTCTTTTGGCTTTCCTGCTGCCTTAACTTGTGATGGTGTTCCCTTCTTTTCTTCATGATAGGCATTTACTTTATATTCAATATCATTCTTCTTATCAATCCCACAAATATTCTTTTTAGCATTTGCGTTACCGATTCCTGATATTTGTTTTTCCATCAAATCCCATCGTGCAATTGTATTATCTTCGGATTTGTAATGCAATATTCCACGCGGATTACTAGAAAAGTCAAGTAGTTCTCTATATCTATCCCGGAATATAAGGACATTCCCTTTCATCTTTACACGATAACCATATTCCCTAGCTAGATACTGGAGCACCTGTAAATCTGTTCTATGCCCGGCATTAATAACCGTATGCCAAGCTTCTTCTTGTTGTTTATCCATATATAATGTAAGCCCATGAGCATCTGCTATTTCTTGTACTATATCTTGCAAAGACCCGCTGTAAGAAGGCTTCTTTCGAGAAAGATGCAGATTAATAGAAGTATCCAAGAGATGAAGAATCATTCTATCTTCACCATCTGGACCATTTAATTTATGCCGTATCTTGTCAAGGCGCAACTGGTAAAAGAAAGTCATGTCCTTGTGCCCAAGTCGAACTTCTATCTTCCGCCCGCTTTTAAAGAAATACTCCTTCCCACCCTTTTCTTGCATGTCGCTTAATTTAAAATTTGGATCAAGGAAGGTTATTGTTGCCTGATCCGCCTTATACAGACTTTCATTAATAGATATACTTTCAAGGTATTGCATTACATCATCACGCAATAGAGCACCATCTATTGTGATGCTCCATGTGCTTGTAAGTTTTACCGCCGGATCATAATATCCCATTACTTCTCTTCCGCGACTGATCTACCATGCTTTTCAATATCCAATGGATACATTACTTGGGGATTAATAATACAGAATCTATCCCAAGACATCGGATCATTATACTTTATCCAAGCATATTCATCAAGGTTAATACCTGACTTCATAAATCGTATATTAACCGAATCCTTGGTTAGCGGCGGAAGATTAACAATGTCAACATCATGATAAGAAGCAAATTCCCCATATATCTTTGCCTTAACTATTTCACCATTGCCGAAGTAACTCATGATTGATTACCTGTTATCGCAAAGTATTTTCCAGAGTCATATATCTTTTTGTAAAAATCATTTGTTTTGTCATGTTCGATCTTGTTTAATAGTACGCGACTTGTTGCTTTCTGTATTCTCTGCATATATTTATAATCATTTTCCAAACCAGAAGAAATTGGAGAAACAGTTATATCTATTTCCGCGCGTATAGGAATGGTATTAGCCCAGAATGTGATTTCCCAAGCAATTGTTGTCATTACACACTTATCAATAATTGGCCCCCAACCAAGAAGTATGTTTGTTGGTGCGTTAAACCGATTTACATTTTGTATTTGTTCAAATTGAGAATCTTTATAATTTGGATTCATCATCCCAATAAGAATTAGAATATCAGCCCATATACCCAAATGTTCTTCAAACAACTTACGTCGATCCATGTTATAACTTCCATAATCAGAGGCATCAACAAACAGGCGGAATTGAATCGGATGAGAGTTCATCTGCAAAAACGAAGCAACAGGAAGTCGGCTAGAGAACATCTTTTGCATTTCATAATTAGCATCTAACCTACCCGAGAGTTTATTCGGATTAAACTGGAAGTAATAAGGACTTATCTTTTCTTTATCTATTGTAGCAATAAACCCATGCTGTACTCCAGAAAAACCAGTCCAAGCTTCGTCTTTTATTTTTTGAGATGGTGCGCCCATTATAACCCCTGCTGCATGTTTCTTTCTTGTTGTTCTCTCATAAATTCTGCTTGTCTTTCCACACCCTGATTAATTATCTCTCTGAACTCTTCCATATTTACAACATTACCATATATATTTACCTCGAACTTAGGAGCGGCTTCTTGCCCCATCGGACCAAATCTACCCATGGATTCCATGGTTGCACCCTGGCCATAATACTTTTCAGCAATTTTATTTAACCGTACCTGTTCATCATAACCAGCTTGGGTACTCATATCTTCGCGCCCACCAAGACCATAAGCATCTTGTTGAAAGCGCAAAGAACCAGATTTTTCTCCCATATCAAAATGTGTTCCTTGAGGATATATATTTTGCATTGGAAGTACAGCTTTCATTGTATCTTGGAACATATTTTTCCAGCCGCCCAACCAACCTGCTTGTTCTCCTTTCTCGTCCCGGCGTCTAAAAGGTTCTAACAAATCCCATACTTTTTCTTCTCGTTCTTTGCGATTTAGTTCTCTTGCTTGGTTTTCTGGTGTTGCTTCTATTTTCATTTTATACTTAGCAGACATGAAATCGGCTTTATTCTCCAATGCTGTTCCCAATCCGATTAATCCACTACCAAACGTACCTAAAGATGTTAAGGATTGGAGTTCCCCGAGTCCTTTGATTAGCCATCCTACTATGGATAGTATGTCATTGAGGAGCATTCTAAAACCATCCCAAGAAGAAAAAACCTTACCCATATAGTCATTGTTACCTATTTTCAATGCGAATAAATCATATGTTTTTGAAAGAACATATAATGTAGCTGAAAGTGCAACTGCTGTTGCAATGAATAAAAGAAGAAAACCAATAGTAGGTAGCAAAGCAGTACCCATGAATATGGCGGCAAGACCCAAACCAATAAATTTAGTTGCCAAACCCCCGAGGGCAACAGCAAGTTTTACAGAACTTATTAGACTAATGATCAATAAGTAAACTGCGACCCCTTCTAATGCTATGCGAAGAATGTCTATTTTTGACACTAGCGTTATAATCCAATCAACCGCCGATATAAAAACATCAACTAACCAAATAGCAGCTTTCACTACCCACAGTATTGATTTTAATACAAAGACAAAAGCATCTCCCAAAGCTGCGATAAAAGTTGTAGAAGATTTAATTCCAAATATTGCCTTAAATATCTTCCAGAGGTTTCCTAGTATATGCAATACATGTTTGGCAATAGAAGCAAAAAGAGGAACTATTTCTTTAAACCAATCACTAAACGTAGTTTTAATCTTCTCCCATACTTTCCCGAGTTCCACACCAATTAACCATAATTGGCGGAATATATCATATAATCCCCGGCCAAGAAGCATCTTGAACATGTCCATTGATATGGAACCTTCACTATTCATGATCATAAGAGCGTCTTTTACAAGTCGTATATCACCAACTAGAGCGTCAGTCCATTCTCTTACTCCCGCGATGTTTTTTGTATATGCAACACTAAAGACCACAATCGCCGCGCTAACCAGCATTAGCATAGTAAAGATTGTACCTAAACCAATTCCAAAAGGCATCATTCCCATTACTACACTGTTAACTGTTGTATAGAACACTTTTAATGATGCTGTAAGGGATAATACAGAAGCTCCGGTTGCTTGTGTAAAGTACAAAGTAAGAGTCATGGACATAATAAATCCGAACAGAGCAAAACCAATTGTTCCTAATGCCGTTGCCAGTAGAGATAGACCAGTAACAAAAGAAGCAATAACAGCAGTTGCAGCAGCATTTTCCCGCAAGAACTTAGATATACCCGTAAGTATCCAATACAGCACTTGTCCAAGGGGTTTTAATGTATGGAGTATTCCTTCGCCAAAAGAAACTTGTATTGACGCCCAAACACCCTCTAGTAGTTTGGATATACCCTTCCAACTATTAAGAACTTTATCAGCTAGTGTTTCTAACGAACCTTTAGATTCATGCATATATTGTTCATAAGCACGCAAAGCGTCAATGCCTGTTAAGTCTTTTTCTCCCGGTTTCTTAAATGCTTTATTACTAAATTCTTCGATAATTTTAATCATGTCTTTGGCTTGGGTTCGGAACAGGATCATAGAAACAATATTTCTTTCTTCTTCTGTACGTAGTCTTTTTATTCCGTTAATGGCTAATTCCAAGGCATTAATATAACCCTTGAATTGTCCTGATTCATCATAGAAGTTCATACCAGATAAAGCAGCAGCCCCACCTTTCACAAGAGTCTGGTATTGTTTTCTTGCCTTTGTTAGATCAAGCCCAGGTAATGTCTTATTAATATCTTCTTCTGTGAATCCAATACTTGTAAACAGACCTTTGAGTCCGGTTCCTGTTCGTATGCTTTCTAATTTTTTTACTGACAAGGCAATGGTATCGAATGAATTGGCGAAAATCTTCATTCTATCGCCAATCTGCGCTGGCAGTAGATTTCCAGTAGACAGTGCACCGGCAACAGCAAACATCTCTTCCATTGTCGTTCTATATCGTTTCGGTAAGGAAGATAAAGATCGCATAAATGGCAATACGTTTGTCGGTTCAAACTTAGAAGTCTTTACCATTGCAGCATAAACATCGCCTACTCTTTGTGGATCGTTATGTAAATTAAATTGAATCATTGCCGAAGTAAGTAATCTTGCCGAGTCTGTAGTATCATCAAGCGCATCAGAAAACAGCGCAATATTATGTAATGTCGGCATTGCCGCCATAGAAGTAGCATAGTCCAAACCAGCACGTTTCAACTGCAAGAATCCATCTTGCACACCTTTCATTGTAAATGCTGAAGTTTCACCAAACTTAATTAACTTGTCTTTTACACTACCAATAGACTCACCAACAGCATCTAAGGTAAATTCAATGTCTAGTAATTTTCTTTCAAAAGCGGATGCTTCTTCCACACTAGGAAGAACTGCCCCCTTCATACCCCAGCCGCCGATAGTCTTCAAGGCACTTGAGAGCATCATACCAACAATACTCAAACGCATTAATTTATACATCTCTTCGGAAGTACCAGCAATTGCTCCCCGGAGACTATTCATCCCTCCCGCCGCACCAGCAGCATTAGTCACTACATCGCTTCTCAACTTATTCATTGATCTCGTAGTAACAATTGCTAATCGTTCTAACTGTACTAATACTTCTTTAAAGACAAGTGTCAGGTCTTTTATTGCTGCCACCAAACCAGGAGTAGCAGCACGAATAGCATCTGCTGCTTCTTTGAATATAGCTGGCCATTTACCCACCTCGCTCTGAAACGAAGCCGTTACCTTTTGCAATCTTTGTGATAGATTAGTAAATAAACCATTCATCCTCTGATTCATTTTAGCAGTACGAGAAGCAGCCCGCTCAAAAGCAGTCCCCCATTTATTTGTTTCAGCATCTATAGCTACACTTGTTTTCTTTGCCGCCCTTTCCAAGGCAAGAAACTGCGCCAACGCAACTTCTGATCCTCTGGAAAAAGGAGCACTATTGAGATCAATCGTAATCCCAATATTTAATGGGGAAGTACTATTCGCCATATTTATTCCTAAACAAAACAACCGACTTTAATAGTCGGTTGCCTTTTAATTAATGACGATCCATGGCCTGCTGTTCTCGCTTACATATTGCAACTATCCTGTCAATATAATTTAGTCTGCGCTTTGTATGCAGTCGTAAGATTTCACTCTCTGGCCATCTCCATCTTTCCGCCATAGCAACCACATGATCTTCAAGCCGCTGTAATACCATTTCCTGATATTCAGCGGTTACTGGAAAAAACCTGACAAATCCCAAGTTCCAGTTAGTTCTTTTCCACAAGAACATTTATGCTTTACAACCATGTCTTGTCCGGGCGTATGTTCCGACAACAATCTTCCAATATACCGCCGGTCAACTGAACTCAAACGCCTAATTCTAGTTTCCGTAACAACTAGATCGCCGTCCATATGTGTAAGACAACGCCAGAATTGAACCGTTTCTGCTTTCGCCGGATTAGTCTGAATCCAAGGGTCCATCTCTTCTACTACTTTAACTTTCGGCAATGTCAACTTACCAACTTTGTAAGTTCCTGTCTCATTGGCAAAACCCCGAGGAAGAACCATATCCAACATTTCAACTGGGTCACATTCTTTTAGTTTTAGTTCATTTACATCTTGTTCAAAATTATATTTCTTTTTACAACTACAAGTAAGTGTTGCTTTCATGAGAGTGTTTTCTGCTTGTGAAAACACCCCCATGAGCAACATATCTTTATCACACTGATACATTTCCTGTATTACATCTATTGGAATACGATCTTCTGGCCGCGCCTTTAGTTTGTTATATCCTGGCACTTCCAAAATACATCGGGATAGCAATGCTGTACTAGCTCGCGAAAAACTATCCCGGTATTCCTCATCGGCCATTATCTCTTCATCAATTCCAATCATACCATCTACAATTACCTTTTTGAATCGCGTACCATTAAGTGTAATTCCAAAGAACAGGTCAATTTCTTTAGCCATGGAAAATCTCCGTTAATAATTATCAGTAATTGTTATTTTGACAAAGTAGCAAATACTGCTTCGGTAGCAAATAAAATTGTTTCTGTAAATAATGCACCGCCAGCACCTTCAAGATCACTCCAAGATACTTCTGCTGGCCAAACATTAGGCAATTCAAATTCATATGCTAAATTTGCACGATCTACATCAAGCACTTCTACTATTGCCGTCCCGCGATACTGAGCCGGTACAATGGCGCTGTTCGGGTTTCCGCCATGTTTTATGTTTGTAAAACGGTTACTGTCTTCTTTCCACTTTTTGAAAAAGCCAGCATTTAATACCCCTTTTCGTGGAACAGCTCGTTCCATAGACACGTTGTCAAATACTGCATTACCACGAAACTTGTGATTGATCTCAATCTCATCACCTTCACGATATTCAATGATTTGTGATTTACTGTTGAGTCCGGTAATCTTGGACATACCGACCTGAATAGTGTCAGGGTATGCTGGGATGTTGAATGTCACAATAAATCCAGAATTGATTAATTTTTCTTTAGCGACAAAATCTGCATTAAGAGGCATCTATTTACTCCTTATTAAACGATTGACAAACCAATCTGGTTTGGATCAATTACGTTGATATTCCAGAATATCTTTTCGGCTACGCCAGGGAGAAGTACTGCTACTTGCCCTAGTTCTAGCCCCTTCTGAACATCTGCAAGAGTCATAGTGTTTTGGTCTACTCCCATTTTAATGGTGAAAGCTTCGTCATAGTTAGCCCCACCAAGTTGGCCATCATCAAAAAGTCCCTTAAGATAATCTTCGCCAGCTTTGACAAGAGCGTTCCAACGTCGTTTATTATTACCACGGAACACAGCATATTCAGAAGATTGCTCAAAAGTATTCTTGATACTAATCAGCAAGTTGGTATTACCAATGAAGCGGAACCTTTCGTCTGCGGAAGTAGTACGGCAACCACGGACATACACTTTAGCGCCGCTCTTGATAATTGCATTTACCCCAGCATTGTTAAGGTAAGTGTGTTCATCAGGGGAAGTCTTGTACTTCACATCGTAAGCAGTACGGAGATAACCAAAGTTGTCGTCAAACCCTGCCGGGCAAGCATGGATACCACCGTCAATATTAAATGGCAGGGTTGCAATACGAGCGTTCATTCCCAAAACAGCGCCAGTTGGATCGATCCACTTACGAGGATTTTTACCCTTGCCAATTGGATCATAGATTTCAATATCCGCCCACAATGGGCCGTCAACAAACAACGAAGATGCACCAAACTTTTGTCGCCAACTAGCAGCAGTGGTGTAAGCAGCAATTGTAGTAAATCCTGCCGGCACATCTGCATTCGGAACTGCTAAAGATAACCCCATGTCTTGTCGATTGTCACAATATACCTGAGCCTTACGATAGATATTGGTGTTACCATCTGGAATACAAAGTTTGCTAATAAGCCAACGGAAATCGTCCATTGCATATAAACCAGTTTTGAATCCCTTGACGCCGATTACTTCAGTATCAGCAACATAATTATTAGCATTTAATTCTGTAGTAGCCCCAGCAAGCAACGCTTTGACAATATCATCCGGGAACATAGCAGAGAATGTAGTAGCTCCAGAACCCGGAACTATAGTAATATAATTTGACCCTTCATATTCATTGTCGATTACGGTGGCGAAGTAGTTATTAGCGTCAGCATTTACAGACAACTTAGAGAAGGATTCAACCAACTTGTTCTTTACGTAAACAAGAACATCAAATTCCATGGATTCGACTGTAGTTGTTGCAAAAGCAAAACTTTGAATCAAATCATCATTTAGATGCACCCGATAAGTTGTGGTTCCACCACTTACAATAGTTTCTACAGCCTGTACTGAAACCCATTCGTCCTTGGTTCCTTCGTGTATACGAAGCACCATATCAGCTTTAAAGCCATATAGACCTAACACATCAATGTAAGCATTGCCGGCTACTGCATTAGCAGCAAGGTCTAGTCCAGTACCAAAACTCGGTCGTTCAGAGTTTTTGGTAAAAGTTACTTTAAGATCATTACCAAGCAATCCATAATATTTAGCCCAAACAACCAAACCTACTTGTGGTCCGTAGCCATAAGCACCATCAAGATCAAGACCTGGGATAGTTACAGAAGCCTTAGTAGCATCTACATATTGTAGATTCACATCCATCTGGGCTAATCGGTAAACATAGCAAGCACGTCCGCCTTCTTCAAAGAAGTTGTTTACCTGATAAGCACCATTTAATCCACTCTTGTAAGTACCGAACTGCTTCTCAAACGAAGAGAAGTCTGGAGTAACAAGAGTCGGAGTAAGAGTAGGACCCCATTCACAAGTTACATAAAAGCAAGGAGTAATACTATTAATCGCGGTAAAAGGAGTAACAACTCTACTCGTATCAATATTTGCAAACGACCCTGGAGGAAAATCATTATAATTAGGCATAATTCCCTAACTCCTATGTGTGGTTATAGCTTCTAAAGCTTCTTTGTTCGTATAAACTCCGCTACTGTTCTTATAGCGTACACTCAAATCCCATTTGGTTTGCTTTGGCAGATCATATAAAACGTTTTGCGGATAATAATAAAGTACATGCGCCAAGTACAATCTCACACTTCCAAACAACCGATCACCATTATCGACTTCCCCAGCATACCTAGAACCTTCCCATTCCAAGTTCTCAAAAAATGTATGTCTGTAATTTACGTAATGTACTGTGTCATCAACCGGAATCTCAAGTACATGGTCGTTTTTAATCAGTGTTGCAAACTTATAATCAATCTCTCTTGAATGCTCCGGCTTTAAAGCTCTTACTGTCATAAAGTACGTTAAAAGATATGGTTGAGGTTGCTTCATCCAAACTTCTTGCTTTTCAATTCCCGCGCCATCGTATACATAACCAACTGGGGATTCTATCCATCCTTCTAGTCGATCCGTATCCGGTGTTTCATATCGAAGTTCTAGTGATATTGCTGGTAAATTTTCAAAGTCTCGAATGTCTACATCTTGTGCTTCACTAAATATATTTACTACTGTTCCATCAGATAAGGGCGAAAACGGCTTCAATAGCTTGTGCCAAGCTAAATCTACATCAATTGAGGTGTAGTAAGAAGTCACTTCTTCATCCTTTTCGGAATCCTTGGTACAGATGCAGCAATTTTATTTAACCTAATTCTCAGCAATCTTGACTTAACTAACCAATCATATTCTTTGAAAACAGGAATGTTTGAATATATTACTCGCCAATGCATTCTTGGTTTTTGATGAACTGTTCCATTCTCCAACCAACCTGCTACATCTCTCATCGGCACCCTAACAATAGAACCATCTTTTTTACGATGAATTTCAAATGCCTTCTCATCTACATCAATAATAGAATATACTACTTTATCGTCTTTTACAACCTTTTTTAAAATACTATCTCTATATTTCCCTGTTCTAAACATAGGTCTTGTAAAAGACCGCACAGGACGATCACCAACATATGTTCTACGGCGTCTGATTGTCTCTTCCGCCAACGGAAGAAATCCTTCTCTTCCTCTTCCGCCCAAAGTAACGTGTGTTCTTATTTCCTTATGTATTCTTTTAGTTAGGTCAACAACATCATCATAGAACACATCTTCTGACCCACTAATGCAGAATTTTAATATTTCTCTTACTTTATCCCAATCGCCATAAATCAAGGTGTGTTCGGCTTATCTCCACGCCCTGTTTTACCTGCGCCTATTACCAGCGTGCAAAAACTTGCATAGTGCCCACTTGGTTTGACTTGTATTAAATCATATGTATTGTCTTTATACTGCACTATATCTTTTGAATCTAGCCAATCATTTTCTGCGGCAAGAGGGAACTTCTTGATTAGTTCCAATCGTGACCATACAAAGGCAATTTCAATCTTTGCTAGATTTCCGAATAAAGATGCAAGTTCTTTTGTTGGATTTGTTATGGCTCGGCCAACAACAGCAATTGGTGAACCATACTTTTTAACCGCTGTTGTAAATGGTGTTTTTGGTGAAGGGAGAGTTCCTTCGTACTTTAATATGTAAATCGGTTCCAGAGATTGATGATCCGTAAGAAGCTTATCAACTTTATTTAGTACAGATGCTTCGTTCATGAAACTACTATATCAACTTCGTTACTTTCCGATGCAAGATCGTTAGCATTGGTTAAATACATCTTATAAGTATGTGTACCCGATCCCAATACTAAATCCAACGTGTTAGTAATTATTTGATTGTCATATATAATAAACACAGTTTCTTCTTCATCGGCGGAAATAACTTTTACTAAAGTGTACGAATAAAAATATTCAGAAGCAGATTTAGTCCAGTTTGCCACAAGTTTATTATTGGTATATGCCAATGATAATGTTGGAGCAGTCAATGGTGCATCGTATTCGTAATTTTGCATTCCGCCAGTTCGAGTATTCATTGTTGTACAATACATACTCATTCCGGCGCCAAGCCATCGCGTTTCAGAAGGAACAAACCTCTCTATTTCGCCATCATATTCATTCTGAAGTTCTTTAGCTCGCCTATACCAATACGCAGCACCTATATAATCACCTGACGCCTTGTCATGTTCGATAACTGTTAAATCAGGTACAGAAATATGTTTTACTTCACCATCTGCAAGCACACCATTTATACCAACTGTATCTTCCGCCCCGCGCATTTGGCATAATTGGATACAGGCAAGTTTGATTAATAGAAAATCCAATATAGAGGGCAGGGAAGCTACAGTCCATGGCGGTAATGGTATAAACTTTAGACAATCAACTAGATCAAAGTTTAGTTTTTTTAACGACCAGTTTATAGCGTCTACATAGTATTGATCGGAATAAACAGGAGTTCCCCCCGCTGCCGGGGGGTTCCTATCAAAAACCAGATAACGGATTTGTCTTATTGTGTCACTTAGATTAGCCATTAGACTATCCGCGCTACTCCTTTCTCCGACAAATGTTCGGCTACAAATGCTGGCAGTTTTTCCTTTTTATCTTTTTCAGCATAATACAACTTAGGCCCAATACGCACAGTTCGCGTTTGCATATAAACTACGTATCGTTCCTTGTCATCCTCTTGCTCTTGCTTTTCAGTAGTTTCCACCAATTCAACTTCCTTCTTTACCATGGATATTCTCCTTATAGGAAATGTTATTAAACAGTTTCGGCTACGACTGCGAAATCGGCTTCCATAAGCCCAAGACCGAAGATGCCATACCAAGCTAGTTTGTGTTGACGGCCAAAGTCAGCAGGAATGTCATAACGAAGTTGGACTGGTAGTGCAGTAGCACGAACATAGCAATAGTCACCAAAGAAAACAGACTTGTACACGTTTGCTGGGGCAGTTCCACCAACAGAGGCATTGATCAAAGTGGCATCGTAAGCAATCTTATTCTTGCCAGTATTAGCCTGTGCGCCGTTTGGCATTCCAGTCGAGGAAATAAACACCATGTCATCAATGCGACCAACAGTATAATCCATCGGGCGGCCGGTACGATTATAAAGTTGAACAGCTTCCCAGTGTGGGTCTTGACGCAAATAAGCAATGTGGTGAGGGTGGCACACACAAACCCAAGCATTCAAACCCTGGAATTTAGGAGCGCCGGCAGTATCTAGTGTTTCAGCAGCTTGATGTACTAGATCAATATTGAAGTAGTCAACGCCACCTTGCAAAGCAGCACGAGAAGCCCGGCCATTGGAATAGATAACATTCGGAGTGCCCATCACGGTATCTCGCAGCCACTTATTGGTAGTCATACCATAATCGCGGCCTAGAGAGATCGAAGCTTCCATAAGAGTATCTTCTTGCGCTAGATGCAGTCGCTTTTCAGATACTTCCATACCATTGCCCCATTCAGTCACGGTAACTGAATACTGGGAGGCGGTAAAAGCTTTAGTCTCAATGGTTTTAGTTTCAAGCAGCGGCCCACCAAGATCAATGTCGCCAAAACGAGTAAAGATAATCTGCTCACCTGGCATTTTGCTCAGGTCTTCATTCTGAACAGCAAAGTAATCAAAAGGCATATTAGGAAGAGCAAGACGTTCAATTACAGCGGAATAAACAGGAAGCTTCGTCTCTGGTAGAGCAATATACTGCCCACCAGTATTAACACCAAAACCCACATTAGCCATAATCTATCCTCCGTTAGTGTTTATGTAATAGTTCATCCACCATCTTCTGGAAATCTTCTTCCTTGGCATGAACTATCTTGTCACGAATATCAGAATCCATCCCGAGACTCTTCATTACGTTCTTATTAATCTCAACCATTGAAAGCGGTTTGGCTACAGATTCGCTTCGTTCTTTCGCCAACTTTTCCTGTACTTCACCAAAAACCTTTTCTTGCATAACCTTAATTTCCAGTACAGATGCTTCCACTTCGCCGACAGTCTTTCCAATAACAAGTTTAGAAAAGGATTCTGTAATCCCATTCTCCTTGATGAGCCGTTCCCTGATAACTTCCGCCTTATATTTTTCAAAAGCAGCTTCCTGCTCCTGTTTAATCTTAGTAACCTGGTCAGAAATGATCTGTGAAACAGCTTTCTTAGTCTCTTCTAGTTCTTCTTTGTGTCTATTAATTTCCTGTAGAAGACTAGATACTTCCGAAACTTCTTGTTTTGGGGCTTCTTGCTTTTCAGCAAGTTTCTTTTCTAGTTCTTTACGAAGCTGCTCTTCGTCGGTGAACTTCTTTACAGCAGCATCGACTTGCTTAACTCGAAGGTTCTTTTCAGACTGCCTAACTTTATTCAGCCGGTCCTCAAGTTCCTTCTTAGTAATAGTGATGACCTTTTCCTTTTCAGGATTATCTTCTCCAGTTGGTTTAGAAAGATCATTCACAAGTTCATCAGTTTGGATGTCGCCTAACACTTCTTCCATACTAGCCATAGTTATTCTCCGTAATTAATTATCAATAATTGTTAAACGATGTTATTCTTCAGAACCTTATGATCTTGAACAGTTGGTTTGGAATGGTCGTTCTCAACCGAACCTACACCACCAACTACTCGATCATCCCGCTGTTCTTTGGTAAAAGAAAAGGTATTAATCTCGCCATTCTTAACCTGAGAATCCCCATCATTAACCCGATCATTCGATTTCGATCCAGCACTCTTCATAATTTTCCTCCTAGGAAAAATAGAACTAACATTTAAGATACCAATCTATAGTCTAACAAGTATAAATTCTAATGTCAATATATTTTATTGCACTTTCTTTTCACTTGTCAAGGAAACTTTATTCCCTTGTATTTCTTGTTCTGGTCTAGTTGGGCTTTTGTTACCCGCGTTTTGTTTTGTACTATCACTGTTGTTGCTGCCTGCATTTACTTTTATTGCATATTGATTTTCTAATTGTAACTTGGTTTCTAATTCTTCTTTCATTTCTTTCTTTGCTTCTTCAACAATAAATTTAGCATCTGAATCACCACAACCACGTCGTCTTAATTCCCGCTCTCTTGTAGTCAATCCTAATCTAAGATCGGTTTCAGCGTTAGATCGTTCCATCTGCTCGTTACGAGGGAGAGTCTCTTTGAATATAACTTGGTTACGATAGATATGTGTTCCATACTTCTTTAAAGCATCCATCTGCTTTCTAAAGTTCTGATCTTTCATTTCCAATGTTTTCATAATCAGTTCATTTACTTTCTCCAGTCCTTTAGAATACAGATTCTGTTTTACGTCTCGTTTGTCAGTCATTGGCATGTAATGATATGATATAGCCGAAGTATTATCCGCCTGTGATTTATCATTCTTTCTACCAAGGGCATCATCCGGGGTAGACGATAGTTCAAATAAATCAGACCTAAGTGCATCTCTAAACTCTAGTCCGGCGGCAAGAGAATTTTGCATTTCCAGATTCTCTACTTCCGTTCCTTCTGGCATGAACCACACCCTGTCTTCCGCGCGAGAAAGATTAGATGGTGTTGCTCCTATAATTACTGTTGTAGGATGCCCATAATAGTCTAGCATTCTACAAAGATCGGAAGTCTTTTCGTTGTAGGTTCTCTGAATATCTATGATCTCTGCTAGATCAGAATAACCGTAATAATTCGATCCTTGCAACCAGTTTGGGATATGTATAAGTGGTATTTCCCCATAGAAGTGTTCTTTAGTTACTTCTGAATCTTTACCCTCTCTGTAAGTAACAGTATTTTTTGTCCAGGTTTCTGACTTTACTACTATATTATCTTCAAAATGTGTATCATAAGAAAAGAATTTTTTAGATTCAATACGCTTGTATACAGGATACAGAATAGTAATCTCTTGTATATTATCCTTATCTACCCCATAAGGACCACCAACAACAGGATAAACAAAACTAGGAGGGATAACATCTAGTTTTACATAGTTGTTTTCTGAAGCATCAAAACTTGAATTGTCATATATATCATCACCAACCCAAGATACTCGTATCCAAGTATCACCTGTTACAAACCCTGTTTGCGCCAATAGGAACAGGAAAAGATTCTTGTCGTTTCTGCGCCAAGCATCATCCAAATAATTCTTCTGGAATTGCCTTGATTCCTGTTCGTTTTCCGGGGTATCAGGAATATCCGGGATAACTATATCAAATCCGTTTCTTACTAGAAATTCTACATGTCGATCTATAATTGCCTTGCAATAGTTAATTGTTTTTAGCTTATTTTTGTCATTTGGAGACCTGTTTATCCACTGAATCCCATTATAAAAATCCCAATATGTTTCATACTGCATGATTCTTTGCATATTTTCAGCATTCTGCATTAAATGCCGATGAAAATTTGACATTGAAGCAGAGGCAAGTGCTAGTTTTCTATAGTCCATAGTGACTCCTATCTAAAAGGGCGCCTACTGAAGTTGTCTGGTCTTTCGTAAAGGAAATTCTCAAAATATCTTGTATCTACTTTAATTAGTGGATTGTAATCAAGTTGAGTAGAAATATGTCTTCTATCTTTATTTGCACCCCAACAAAGCATCATTAAACTATCAGGGTAGTCATCTTGCGCCGAAGATTCATCTTCTGGTTTACCAACCTTCCTGATGTTGCCTACCCATTCAACTTCCAAACCTTCCAACTGCTGATAGAAGCGGTCTACTCTCTTGGTTTTCGTTGTTTTTCCATAAGGCCAAGTTATCCTTCCGCTGTTTATCTCTTGCTCTAATACGCCATACCCTTCATGTTTTGATTGCTTAGAAAATATAAATGGTACAACCGCAATTCTGTTCGGCTCCAAATCACCCCGAAGACGGGAAATAATTGGATCACCTTTACCTGTTCCGTCGCCAACGAACTTAAAGCAAGTTGGATACCGCGAAACAAATTCTAGTATTTGTTTATGTTGCAATTCATGATCGTCGCCAATAATCTCAAGCCAGTCCAAAATGTGTATTCGATACCGTGTCTCTCCAGCAAACTTAATGGGGTTGTCTAACCATACTTTCCCAGCGGTAAGTACAGTTGATGATTTCATTTTACCGAAGTCACCCGCTATAATAACAGGATGATCACCTTCTGATCTTTCCGTTAAAGCCCGCTTCTTAAATTCAGAGATTACTTCTCCCTTTTCACCGTACACAAATTCTGATGCTCCATGGATAACTGAGCACTTCTTTAACGCGGCGCTAGATAAGAAAGAACTTAGACTATCAGACCACTTACAACAGTATGCCATCTTAAAGTCTTCTGAATTCTCACCACCAATACTTTCAAACTCTTCTATTACTTTTTTGACAACTTTTTCATACCGATTTGTCCCAGCGTATTTAACTACTGTTTTCCAATCAAATTCAAAGTGTAGTTTGTTCTTATAACTCTCAGTCTTGTCTTCCCAGTCCCCAATCTTAGCTATTCCATCTGCTGCCACGTTTCGTTTAATCGAATCGTAAAAGTGGTTTTTTGTTTTAGTAGGAGTTCCGATCTTTACCCTGGTTCCTGCCGTATCACTAATCATTGGTGTAATAGACTTTCGCACAAGAGTATTAGAAATATCCTGCGCCTCTTCCATTACAACAAAGTGATAGGTATCTCCCTCTAGCTTAGAACCAGGACTAGCAGTACGAATATCAATAAAACTACCATTTGGAAGTTTTAATACTGAACCACGGAAGTTATCTAAGTTAATCCCAGTTCCTAAAGAACGAATAACATCTCGTGAATGTTTGCTTAAAAGGAATTGCTTAGCCCGGTTATACATAATACCAGCGCGACTATAAGTGGGGCCAAAGATAGCCATCCACATTCCATCTTTATACTTTTGTATACGAGGATCACTTAGGTATTTAGATAGCGTGGGAAGAATAATAGCAGTTCCAGCACATATTGTAGCTAGTACCTCTGTCTTCCCTGAGTTGTGAACACAAAAACCATTCGCTACAAACCAACCCTTTCCAGGGAAAGTAATATCATAAACATCTTCTGTTCCATCTGGAACTACTGATTTTAGTTTTACCCAAACTCTCTTCTCGCCATCAATTCCGTCTTCCGCTGCTTCGTAACAATTATCAGTATTTGTTAGTTTATCAAACTTACTCTTTAGACGATCCCAAGAAGATAATATACAAAGATAATCATCTGGAACTAAATCAAGTACTGGAATCCAACCACGTTTTGTAAGAAATGGATGATTTCCGGTTGCACGAACAAGCATTCCATTTGCAACAGTTACTTTAAACACTTCTCTATGCCCGGTATACCAAGCATCTTTATGATCTTTAATTTGTAAAGCAGTGCCATCGCGGTCAAAGATAATAGTATTTCCAGGAAGACACTGCCTCGCCCAGAGTCCAGTGATAGTCTCTACATCTTCTATAAGAAGCGAATAGATAATCCTATTACAAAACCAAGTCTGGTATTTTCTAAACTCTTTTCCATTCTGCAAGATACAATATTGAGTACATTTCTTTGCTAAATCCCACATAAATTCATCTGACAGGATTTGTATATTTGTATCTACACCCTTCTTTACAAAATCTTCTGATTCTTTTATTGCATCATTTATGGAATTTAATTCTTGGTCAGATAGACTTGTATGATCAATTTCTGACATAAACCTACTCGTTTTGGAAATTCGACACAAAAAAACCCAAGGAATGATCCTTGGGTTAATTATACAAGACTTAATATTATTATGTCAAATATTTGTTTTGTTTAGCATTCCATTCTTGTAATAAATAATCCTTTCTTTGTTTCGCGCCCATACGCCAGTTCCGACAAGTTCTGATATTTTCATAAATGAAAATATACTGTCCATATCATGTTGTGTTTTCCACCCTTCCCTTTTACACGATTCACAGACTATATTTTTACATTGATGACCACAAACAAGACAACTATTTTGCGCCAGATTATTTAGATGGGAGATTAAGAGTGGGATCGTCTCTTCTGAATTATTTGTTATGTACCTCCCCTTGTTGTCTTTTACAGTATATCGAGCAAGCCATGCCAGGAAAGAAGGTCTCGCCTGATTAAAGGTTATCGACTCGAATTGTCGTTTATAGTCGATATAATCAGTGAAAGTAAACTTGTCGATATTGTAGTTCAAATCTTTATCGAAATTATTACATTCCCATTCTTGTTTGCGAAGATAGTTACATTGTACATCAAATCTTCGTCTAGTCTTTCTAGTACTGCTAGAATAGCATTTGCCAAAGAAGAGTCTTCTTCTAGTAGTTCTTCTGCTCTGCCAGACATTTCTACTAACTCGAACAGTTCATGATCCATCACTTTTTCCCTTGATATTCTATGATGTCCAGCACCATTAGAATATCCGTCTCCATTGCCGACTTACAAGCTTCTTCAGAGTCTTCATTGTACTCCTTAAACAATTCTAAAGAAGTATCTTTATTTTTATACGTCACTGATACTACGCCGCGATAAGCATCCTTGTACTGCTTTATTTCCGCTGTGATGTGTCCGTGGTCTAGTTCTGTCTTTAGAAACACCTTCCTTTCCTCCATCCATTCTGTTTTAATTTTCGTCTCCATTATACAAATTGTCATGGTTTAATTATAGCAATTAGGAAAAGAAGTTTCCAATGTTATTTTCTAGCTTCTTCCGCTTTTTCTATCACCTTCATAAGCCTGTTGCTTGTTCCAATAATTGTATGCTCAATTGTCTTGAATACCGCATTATGGAAACTCTGTTCAACGAAGAATGTTCGGTTATTCCCGCTTACATCAAAAGATTCTACGTTAAAAGACCCTTCGTGACAATCGAATACCAAGGAATAGTTATGTTTACCGAATCTCTTCATAATGTCTAATGCAATTAAATCCTTGTCTTCTCCGGCTACTACTCGATTATAAATATCAGTGGTTATTTCCCGTAGAAAAGCGATTGCATTATAGCAGTACTGGCAAACAATATCCCCATCTTCCAGCCTTCCGACTTTTTCACCCTTCTTGAGTCGGATCGGCTCCATGTAAGTGATTGGTTGATTGCAAGCGACACAAGTTTGTAAAGTTTCCATTCTAGCAGTCCTTTCAGTTAATTAATTCTCGTTCCCAAGGCAACTATATATAAAGGACTTATATTCCGCAAGAAAAAAAAGAAAAATATTTTTGCTTTTTTTCTTGACGCGCCTTTTTATTTTTGATACTGTCATTTTGTTGATGCTGCATGAAAGCCCAGCCAATGACCATTTCCCAAAAAGACGTTGACCTGATGGCCCTGGCCGCAACCTTAACAAAGTTCGGGGGTCACTGCAATCAATTTATTGGCTGCATTATAGCGCGTCGCGGGCGGGTACTGGGAACCGGGTCTAATCGGGAAAAAACCCATCCGACACAAAAGAAGTATGGTGGCCCGAAGAAGCAGTATCTTCATGCAGAAATAGATGCTTTAATAGAAGCTTTACACAATTGCAAGGATTTATCAAAAGCAACATTATACGTAACAAGAAGAAGAAAAGTTGATAATGTAATTTCTATGGCTTTTCCATGTAGTTCTTGTATGGCGGCGATTAGAGAAGCAAGGATTAAAAGAATTGTTTTCTCTAATTGGCAAGGTGTTATTGAAGAAACATATTTATAAAGAAAGGTACTGAAAATGTATGCAGCGACTAATTCCGAACAAGCGCAGAAGATGCGTGATAAACTAGAAACCCTCTTTGAAACCGGAAAAAACCAGTTCCAGACCTTCTATGAAAAACTTATGACAGATGACAATAAGGATTATATTGTCAATTCTCGTAAGTTGCAGTTTGGCGTAGATGAAACTGGTTTGACAGTAAGTATGGCGGAAGATACTTACCCGGTTCATAAGCACGCTGTTCAGCAAATTGCAGCAAAGGGAGAAGTAACTATTGGTACTTCTTATATCAACAACCTGATGGAAGTAAAAGAACCTTGGGCGAATGATCTTCTTGCTCATAACCTGAACCAGTTATATCACAATAAGAAAGAAGAAGAGAGGAACATGGTTCGGGTAAGTAATGACAAGGTTCTTGGTTTCGTTTCTGACCGCTACAAGAGGATGGACACGCAACCAATATTTGAATCTCTGTTTACAGAGGCGAGTAAGTTTGGGATGGTTCCTTACATGTCCCGAGACCTTACAACGAAGTATGATGTATCCATGCTTCTCCCGACTTTATATGAACCTTTTACCAATGAAATAATCGGTTATGGAATAAACTTCACCAATAGCGATTATGGAGATGGTGTTCTTGCTATGCGGTCATTCATCCTTCGTATGTGGTGTGCGAATGGCGCAATTCGTAGTGAGGAGATCAGGAAGAAGCATCTTGGCTCCCGGATTGAAGCCGATGCTATCTATGCAGTCGATACACTAAGGGCGGAAACAAACCTTATTTCCAAAGTAGTTCGGGATACTACCAATTACCTACTGCAAGACAAGACTATTGACAGTACAATGGAAACCATTAAGAATGCAGCGGAAAAGGAAGTAGATGCTTCTAAGGTCTTTGCTTCCCTTCGTTCCGCTAATAAGATAACAAAGAAAGAAGAGAAAGCAATTACCAATATTTATAATAAGCCAGATGTTGAAATGCTTCCGGCAGGAAATAATATCTGGCGTGTTTCAAACTCCATTTCCGCCTTGAGTAATTTCTTGAATCGCGGAGATGCTGAAGCTAAGCGAAGAAGTCTGGAACTGTCTGAAATAGCTGGAAGTCTACTATAATGTCTAAGGCAACCGTGATAGAATCTGCTATTCTTAAAACAAAACCATTAGCTTGCAGAACTCGTTTTGGAAAGCATGTCTATCACGGTTGCTTTACTGCTCATGAAATCGTAACTTTGTTTGAATTTGGCTGCTTAGACTTCTATGGGAAAGGAAAACGAACATCTCCTGAATTTACAAAATTTAAAGAGTATTGTAAAACTGGTTATGGCGGCAGCTTTTGGTTTGACTTTCTACCTAGTACTTTTATCGAATCTAAAATAAGTAAAAGGAGAACATAATGTCTTGTCCTGATTATGGTTTATGTATGGGTTATTTCGACAGAAACAAATATGCAATGTGTAATGCCTGTCGAATAGATGTTAAAAACGATTTACAAAAAGCCATTGACGAGAATAGGTTTTTTCAGTACTACTTTGTACATAATAATCATGATTATAGTAAATATGAAAGAAAACAACCAATGTTCCGGAAATTTTTAAATAGACTGTTTGGAATTTATCCGTGGACTATAGAAGAAGCCTATATAAAAAATCTTGATACTGAGAATTTTAATCCTAGTTTTATGCAACTTCACACTGAAATCGAAATGCATAATAGAAAGTTTATTCCAGACTACCGAGTAGGTGGCTTTCCTTCTACTCTCGTTCCAAATTTAAGCAGAACCATAATTATTTAAGAAGTAGACATAGTATGGAGGTTAAAATGATCTTTATCGGTGCTATTTGTGTATTTGTTGTGTTACTGGTGGTGTTTGGTTTGATGGTGACCCCTGTGTTGTTGGTATACGCCGCAGACCAACACAAGGAACGGAAAGAGCTCTATAATAAATGCTGTCGGTATTGTAACGATAGAGACGGCGACTATTGCTACGTTTGTTGTTCAAAATACACTTCCTACAAAAAATACAAAGCTTTTCTGATGTATATGTTTGAATTGCATTGCAAAAAGTGTTCACTCAATGGAGCATCCAGCTGTGATCGGTGTCAATACGAAAATGCATATCAAAACCACAAGGGAAAATCATGATTCATCTCATTTACCATAACGACCCTGACGGCTATCTATCAGGATATATCGCCAGTCAGTATTTCAAGCAAAAGACTGACAAGATAAAATACTATTCAATAGATCATGGAAATAACTTCCCCTTGTTCATTTCCGAAATAGATGAACATCTCAGCAATAAACAACGTATTGGCCGTAAAGATGTTGTTTGTTTGATGGATTTCTCCCTTAAACCAGATGTTATGCAGTCTTTGTTTCGGGAGATTGGATTACAACAAGCAAATCTTATTTGGATAGATCATCATAAGACTGTACTTGAGCAGGACTATGGTAATTTCAATTGCTTTGTTGATAGCATCAAGAACAAGATGGGGAAAGATGAACCTGTCTTGAATGGCATATTACAAGTTGGTAAAGGTGCTTGTGAATTAACTTGGGAGTATTTCAATGGTGACAAGGTAAAGCCGAAGGTTGTATCTTTGGTTAGCCAGTTTGATACGTGGCAAGAAAAGGGGATGTTTGATTGGGAAGAAGTAGTTATGCCAACTATGGCTTTTATCAGCGGAATGAATGCTAATCCAAAACATAAAGATGCCGATACTATCTGGCAAGAATTATTTGATAATCACAAAAAATATATTAAACTAGGAAAGACATTACAGCAATACCGAGATAACCTCAACGCGCAAAATATGCATTCTTATGCTGTGGAAAAGATTATCTATCACGATGACGAGCGATACAGGGCAATAACTATCAATAGTTGTGATCGTGGTTCCCGAGCTTTCCAGAGTGTATACGATCCGGCTAAGCATGACTTGATGCTTGTTTATGTCTGCTTGAAAAATGGGATGTTTTCTGTTTCCCTCTATTCAGACAAAATAGATGTAAGTCAGATTGCTAAAAAATACAATGGCGGTGGTCATACTGGCGCGGCCGGGTTTATAACTACTTGGTCGGCGCTAATGAACTTCTTGGAAAGAACATAAAATGAAATTATCACATCTAATCTACTCAACTATTGTTTATCACCCACTTTACATTAAGAATGCAGAGTGGGCGCTATGCCATATTCTGACTGATGGCGGCGGATCATTTAAGTGGAATCGGCGCGGAACAATAGATCACATACCTAGTCACCAGATTAGGTATTGGCCAGAATTTGCAAAGATCACAGAACTCCCGACTTTAGATAATCTGGTTAGGTCATACCAGCTTCATACTGCCTGGGCCGCTACTACTTCTAAGGATGATTCCTTTTTCTATAGTCGGGAAAGGGCGATTAATATGCTTTTAAAAATGCATAATAAATCGTGTTATTTCCCCTTAACGGCGGCGAAAAGATATATCTTAGAACATAACCCTAAAAATATTTCTAAACAATATCTGGCAGCAATACATTGGTTTTTTAATAACTTTGAAAATGAATTTGGCCCCAAAAACATTCAACACTATGAAGACAAACAATCTGTATACGAAAAAATAAAAGAGAAATTTCTAGCATTGCGAGATAGCTATGAGCCGCCCTCCATTCAAGAGTATAACAGGTTATTAAACCTACTCAAGAAGATAGATGACCATTTAGAAAATCAATTCAAAACACTGGAGAAATAATCATGAAGTTTGGAATGAAAATAGCAGTTATTGATAGTATACTTAAATACTTCTACAATGTCCATGGAGATGAAGAAAGCCTAAAGTATATTCTGGATAAGTGTTATGATCTCAACAAAGCAGAATATCAGGAGATCATAAAAGACATGGCTGAAACTGGTAATATCGAGATAATCGTTGGTGGTGTTTGGGGACTAACACAGTTAGGATTAGGTAAAGTACTAGCTTTACCAGATAATAATCATATCATTCACAAAGCACAAACAACCATGTTAACATCCCCCTGCTACTGTGGGCATTCTCCGTTAGTCATTCATGAGACAGGTAAAATCATTGTTAAATGTAGCTCTTGTTCATTATCTATACAATGTAATTTCAAAAATGAATTACTACCAAACAATCTGCAAGACGACATAAAACAACCAACCGTTAAACAAGCTCTTGATGATTGGAACAATCTAATCGCGGAAATAGAAAAGAAAGTAACAAATATCAATAATAATAAACA